TGAATTCTAGTGGGTAAAAAAAATCTATCTATTTTCGCCTTGCCTGCGCGAAAGGGCACATTGTCACAATCGGCCTCAATCACCCCGTTTTGGCCCACTGGGTGCGCGGCGCGGCGGCATTGATCCCCGGCGCGATGGCGCGATCCACGGCGGCGCGGCGCAAAGCATAAAACGTGCCAGCGGTTCGATGGGGGCGGGTGAGGGCCGAAGACCGATGGGCCGCTGGCCGGGCGGTATCACAAATCCCGTGAAAATTTTTTAGAAAATCAGAAACCCAGTGGGTACAGTGCAGCCACGTTGCACATCTCCACCACCCGTGATAGCATCACAGCACTATGAAACAAGAGAACACCTCGTTTGTAGGCACGGCTGTCGCCAGTGAAAATCAACTGCCCAACTGGCTGTCCGTGCCTGACCCAGAACCCCTCAGAACCTCGAAGGAGGCAAGGGCGTTGCTGCATGTCGAATATGAGCAAATCTTCGAGAGAGTCGTGGAGGACATCTACCGTGGCCGGTCCCTGCAATCGCTGATTGAGGATGACCACAGGGCCATCTCGTATGAGGACTTCCTGCGCTGGGTCAAGCGTGAACCCACCCGCCACGAGCGGTTCAAAGAAGCGCAGGAGATGCGCACTGAGTTTCTTGCGGGAGAAATCCTAGAGATTGCCGATGGCGTTGAAGCGGTAGACCCCACATCGAACGACACGGTGAACAGGGACAAGCTGCGCATCGACACGCGCAAGTGGCTCATGAGCGCACACAACAAGAAACGCTACGGCGAGATCAAGCAGGTTGAACTCGGTGGCACCATCTCTATCACCGAGGCGCTGGCGCAGGCACAGGCTAGAGTGATCGAGGGTGAGGTGATCGACGTGACACCAAGACTGGAGAACGACTGATGCAGAAGCCCCGGTACAGCCCAGAAGATGAGCAGACGCTCATGTCGCAGCTTTGGAGTCCTGCCCTGAAGGATGACCCTGAAGCGTTTGTCTTGTTCCTGTTCCCTTGGGGGCAGAAGAATACCCCACTCGAACACTTCAAAGCCCCTCGCACATGGCAGCGTAGGGCGCTGCGCAGGATACGGGACTTCATCAAAGAGAACCGGGGGAAGCTGAGCAACGACGAGTTGATCGACGCGATGCGCAGGGCTGTGTCCTCTGGCCGAGGGGTGGGCAAGTCGGCACTGGTGTCGTGGTTGATCCTGTGGATGCTGACCACTCGCATAGGCTCGTCTGTCATCGTGTCGGCCAACAGCGAGAACCAGTTGCGTAAAGTGACTTGGGGTGAGTTGACCAAGTGGGTCACGATGGCGCTCAACGCCCACTGGTGGGAACCCACGGCCACGAGCCTGAACCCGGCCAACTGGTTGACCGATCTGGTCGAGCGTGACTTGCGTAAAGGCACCCGGTACTGGGGTGCCGAGGGTAAGCTGTGGAGCGAGGAGAACCCAGACGCCTACGCCGGTGTGCACAACATGGACGGCATGATGGTGATCTTTGACGAGGCCAGCGGTATCCCAGACAGCATCTGGTCCGTGGCTGCGGGCTTCTTTACCGAGAACATCTTGGACCGGTACTGGCTGGCGTTCAGCAACGGTCGACGCAACACCGGGTACTTCTACGAGGCGGTGGACGGGAGCAAGCGGGAGTTCTGGGAGAGCGAGAAGATCGACGCCCGCACAGTCGAGGGCACCGACAAGACCATCTACCAGCAGATCATCAACGAGTACGGCGAGGACAGCGATGAAGCGCGGGTCGAGGTCTATGGCGACTTCCCCAAGTCGGGCCAAGACCAGTTCATCACCCCGCACATCGTGGACGATGCCATCAAGCGGCCCCTGTACAAAGACATGACCGCGCCCATCATCATCGGCGTTGACCCGGCCCGGGGCGGCATGGACAGCACCGTGATTGCCGTGCGCCAAGGGCGGGACATCGTAGCGATCAAGCGGTTCAAGGGCGAGGACACCATGAGCGTGGTGGGCCACGTCATCGACGCCATCGAGGAGTACCGGCCAGCACTGACCGTGATTGACGAGGGTGGTCTGGGGTACGGCATCCTTGACAGATTGACCGAGCAGAAGTACAAAGTGCGCGGGGTCAACTTCGGCTGGAAGGCCAAGAACCCGACGATGTGGGGCAACAAGCGGGCTGAGATTTGGGGTGCGATGCGCGACTGGCTCAAGACCGCCAGCATCCCGCAGGACAGGATGCTCAAGTCCGACCTGATCGGCCCGATGAAGAAACCCAACTCGGCTGGCACCATCTTTTTGGAAGGCAAGAAGGAGATGAAAGCGCGTGGAGTTGCGTCACCCGATGCGGCTGACGCCATTGCCGTAACCTTTGCGTACCCTGTGGCACATCGGGAGTACAATGATCGAACAAATACCCGGCGCAACGCTCAAAACGGTGTCGCCACAACTTCATGGATGGGTTCGTGATGGCTACCAAGAAAAACGTGTCTCTCAGTGTCGGTCGTGGCGAGAAGCTGCCTGCATCCAAGGGCGCGGGCTTGACAGCCAAGGGCCGCGAGAAGTACAACGCAGCCACTGGCAGCAACCTCAAAGCGCCAGCGCCCAGCCCCAAGACAAAGGCCGACCAGGGCCGTAAAGATTCGTTCTGTGCCCGCATGGAAGGGGTTGTCAAAAACGCCAAAGGTCCAGCAGAACGGGCCAAGGCATCACTCAAAAGATGGAAGTGCTGATCATGGCTACAAAACCCGGTCTTTACAGTAACATCAACGCCAAGCGCGAGCGTATCGCGGCTGGCTCTGGCGAGAAGATGCGCAAACCCGGCGCTGCCGGTGCACCTACGGCCAAGGACTTTAAGGAGTCGGCCAAGACTGCAAAACCTGCTAAAAAGGCCAAGTGATGCCACTCGTCAAGTCACCCTCAAAAGAGGCATTTCGCAAGAACGTCAAGGCCGAAGTGTCTGCGGGTAAACCCGTAAAGCAGGCAGTTGCGATTGCCTATTCTGTCAAGCATGAAGCTGCCAAAAAACCAACAATGAAGACCAAAAAATGAGCCTCCAAGCCCTGCAAGACTGCCTGATCGTGCGTCCCGACATGGAGAAACACGAGTTGTTTATCCTCCTGAGACAGAAACAAACTGGCACGGGTGTGGTAATCTCCGTTGGGCCTGAAGCCAAGGACGTAAAAGTCGGCGACAAAGTGCTATTTGGTGATTCCATCGGACAAGACCTAAAATACGAGGGTGACAACCTTCTGGTCATGAGGGAACTTCACACTCTCGGAGTATTTGACGCATGAAAGACACCACCGGAATCGTAGCCGCAGCAAATGTGGCAAAAAACGGACCAAACTCGTCAAAAGGCGGTTCCGAGGAAATTCTGACCGTTGCCCGTTCACGTTTGAACACAGCGATGACTGCGTTTTCCGAGACTCGGGAAGACGAACTCGACGATTTGCGGTTCTACGCAGGCTCTCCAGACAACCAGTGGCAGTGGCCCGCTGATGTGCTCCAGACCCGTGGCTCTTTGCAGGGCCAAACGATCAATGCCCGCCCCTGCCTGACCATCAACAAGCTGCCGCAGCACGTTCACCAAGTGACGAACGAGCAGCGCATGAACCGTCCCGGCATCAAGGTGATCCCGGCTGACGACAAGGCTGATGTGGACATGGCAGACGTGTTCAACGGCGTAATTCGCCACATCGAGTACATCTCGGACGCTGACGTGGCCTACGACACCGCCTGCGAGAACCAAGTGTCCTACGGCGAAGGCTACATCCGGGTTTTGACTGAGTATTGCGATGACAAGTCGTTCGATCAAGACATCAAGATTGGGCGCATCCGCAACAGCTTCAGCGTCTACATGGACCCCTTGATTCAAGACCCCGCAGGCGCAGACGCCCGCTGGTGTTTCATCACGGAAGACATCCCCAAAGCTGAGTACGAGCGTTTGTACCCCGATGCAGCGCCGATCAGCACCCTCATGAGCCTTGGTGTGGGCGATCAGTCCATCGCCCAGTGGATCGGTGAAAACACCATCCGCATTGCCGAGTATTTCTACATTGAGTACGAAAAGCACACGCTCAACCTGTACCCCGGCAACCAGACTGCGTTCAGCGGTACGCCCGAGGACAAGATGCTGCGCGAGATGTTCGGCAAGCCGATCCGCACCCGCGAAGCTGACCGCAAAAAGGTCAAATGGTGCAAGATCAACGGCTACGACATCCTTGAAGAACGCGATTGGGCTGGCTCCTACATCCCCGTGGTGCGCGTGGTCGGTAACGAGTTTGAGGTTGACGGCCAGATGTACGTGTCGGGCTTGGTGCGCAACGCCAAGGATGCCCAGCGCATGTACAACTACTGGGTGTCGCAGGAAGCTGAGATGCTGGCGCTGGCCCCCAAAGCCCCGTTCATCGGGTACGGCGGGCAGTTTGAAGGCTACGAGCAGCAGTGGAAGACTGCCAACACGAACAACTGGCCCTATCTGGAGGTCAATCCAGACGTTACAGACGGCCAAGGCGCTGTGTTGCCACTACCCCAGCGGGCACAGCCTCCGATGGCCTCCAGCGGCCTGCTGCAAGCCAAGGCGGGTGCTGCCGAGGACATCAAGTCGGCCACCGGCCAATACAACGCATCGCTGGGCATGACCAGCAACGAGCGTAGCGGTAAAGCCATCCTTGCGCGTCAACGTGAGGGCGACATTGGCACCTACCACTACGTTGACAACTTGGCCCGTGCGATCCGTCACATTGGTCGTCAACTCGTGGACCTGATCCCCAAGATTTACGACACCGAGCGCATCGCCCGCATCATTGGCGAAGATGGTGAGCCATCGACCGTCAAGATGAACCCAGGGCAGCAAGAGCCGGTCAAGCGCATCGTGGACCAAGAAGGCGTGTTGATTGAGAAGATCTACAACCCCGGCGTTGGCAAGTACGATGTGCGCGTGATTACCGGTCCTGGCTACGCCACCAAGCGTCAAGAGGCTTTGGAGAGCATGGCCCAGTTGCTGCAAGGCAACCCACAGTTGTGGCAAGTGGCTGGCGATCTGTTTGTCAAGAACATGGACTGGCCCGGTGCCCAAGACCTTGCCAAGCGGTTCAAGAAAACCATTGACCCCAAAGTGCTGGCCGACGATGACGATCCAGCCTTGGCCGCTGCCAACCAGCAGATGGAGGCGATGGCCGCTGAGATGGAGAACATGTTCCAGATGTTGCAAAACGTCAACAAGAGCATGGAAGTCCGTGACTTGGAGATTAAGGAACAGGCCAACCAGATCAAAGCATTTGATGCTGAGACTAAGCGCATTTCCGCTGTGCAGGCTGGCATGACTGAGCAGCAGATTCAAGACATTGCTATGGGTGTTGTGGCGGCTGCGATGGAAAGCAACGACAATATGGTCATGATGAATGAGCAGCGTCAGATGCCCGAGATGCAGCCCGAAATGCAGCCAGAGATGATGCCACCCCAAGGAGAGATGAATGAAATGCGCTGATTTTGTAGGCGAACTGTTCTTGGCCCGCGACGTGGCCCATTCGGTTCACCTGAACACCCGCAGCTTCTCCAAGCACTCGGCGCTGAACACGTTCTACGACGAAGTGATCGACTTGGCCGACAAGTTTGCCGAGGCATACCAAGGCCGTCATGGTCTAATTGGTCCCATCAGCCTGATGAGCGCCAAGAAGACCACAAACATCATTGAGTTTCTGGAGCAGTCCCTTAAAGACATTGAAGGTATGCGCTACGAGGTGTGCGACAAGAACGACACCCCGATCCAGAACATCATTGATGAAATCGTTGGGCTTTATTTGGCAACGCTCTATAAATTGAAATTCTTGGCATAATTGCCGCCATAAGGAGAGTATCTTGGAACTTCTCAATCCCCTCACCAAAGCCAATTTCCCGGCTCAAACCGCCTCTTTCACAGGCACAGCGGCCAACACATCTGGCTGGCCCGCTGGTCCTGAAGGCGTCATGGTCTGGTCCACAGAGCCTTGCTACGTTGAAGTGGGCGAAGGTGCAGTGGCAACCACTGCCAGCACACCGATCCCTGCATTCACACCCATCCCGTTCAAAGTGGCAATCAGCACCAGCGGTCTGTGGCGCGTCAGTGCCATCCAGATCTCGTCTGCTGGCGTGGTGTACTGCAAACCGATGAACACAAAATGAGCTTCCTGGCTGTTCGCAACGCTGTTGGCATTGGGCTGGGTGGCATTATTTCGCTGTTCGGTGGGCGCAACAGCGAACAGGCACAGAGCAACCTTCTCACCGAATCAGGCGCAAACCTCGTGCAAGAAGACGGTGGTTTGATCTTGTTGGAGTAACACATGCCTGCTGTATCACTTTCAATCTTTGGCGGCGTTGGTGCTCAGTTTTTTGACAACAACGGCAACCCGCTGTCCGGTGGCAAGATTTACACCTATCAAGCCGGTACAACTACGCCATTGGCCTCGTACACGTCAAGCACTGGTGTCACTGCCCACACAAACCCTATTGTGTTGGATTCGGGTGGCCGGGTGCCTTCCGGTGGTGAAATCTGGAATCAGTTGCAGCTTTACAAGTTTGTGCTTGAAACCAGCGCAGGTGTTTTGATTGCCACGTATGACAACGTGGGCAGCAGCTTCAACGCCACCGCAATCATCGCCAACTTTACAGGCAACGGCTCTACCGTTGCATTTACGCTGGCAAGCGCGCCCGCAGGTGAAAACTCCACCAATGTGTACATCAACGGCGTGTATCAGCAGAAGAACACGTACAGTGTTGCTGGCGCTGTTCTCACGTTTTCAGAAGCACCTCCAGTTACTTCGTCAATCGAAGTCAACTACGTCTAAGGAACAATCATGGCAGACACCAAAATCTCCGCGCTAACCGCATCCACAACCCCGCTTGCGGGCACTGAAGTATTGCCGATTGTTCAAAGCGGTGTAACCAAACAAGTCAGTGTTGCCAATTTAACGGCTGGCCGTGCAGTTAGCGCAACTCAACTGACCTTGACTACTGGTAATCTGATTGTCGCAAGCGGTCAAGGCATCGACTTTTCTGCCACACCCGGCACTGGCACAAGCGAGTTGCTGAGTGATTATGAAGAAGGTACTTTTACCGCCACGCTTACAAGCGCAACGCCGCCAACAACACCACCAACTGTAAGTTCTCGTTACACAAAAATTGGACAACAAGTTACAGTTACTATTAGATTTAATAATGTAAATACAACAGGCGCTGCGGGAAGGATGCGAGTAACCGGATTACCATTTACATCGGGTTCAATTCTTACTGTTGGACCAACTGTCGGCTCGGATTTAATTACAGTACCTTGTGTTGCCTACACACTTAGCAGCACAGAAATATATTTTTTAAACGCCGCAAATGAAGCTGATATTGCCATTGTTGCTGGAACAGGAAGATATTTAGCCGTAACTCTAACTTATTTTGTTTAAGGACTTAAAATGAGTTTAACAAAAGCAACTTTCTCTATGATCAACGGCGCGTTTGCAAACGTGCTAGATTTTGGGGCTTACAACGATGGAACTAACGCGACTGCAACCACCGCTGCTATTCAAGCGGCCTTAAATAGCCTTTCTGCAAATGGTGGCACTGTATATTTTCCTGTTGGAAATTACGCAGTTAACGCCACTTTGACGTGTCCTGACATTGACCCCGGCACGCCTTACGCAAGTCCTATTCGTTTGCTTGGCGACACAGTGTACGAAACAACGCACGGCACCCGAATTAAATGGATGGGTGGTAACAGTACAATTTTGTACCGCTTGCCTTCTTATGGCGTAATTGAAAACATTTTCTTTTATAACGGCAATGCTGCAACTGGCGTAACTTGCATCGACGCCGTTTCTAGCGGAACTTCTGAAAACAGCCCTAGAACTTATTGCACTAATGTGGTCATTAAAAATTTCTACAAAGGTTTTCAATACAACTACGCTTGGAATCACACCTTCATCAATTGCAACGTAATTTCCTGTTACTACGGGTTTTTGTTCCAGACAGAATGTAATGCAATTGCGCTATTTGGCTGCACCATCGCCTCTTGTACGCGAGGTATTTCAGATAGGGGTGGCACAGGTGCTACTGGCGTTGTTTGGACTGGCGGCTCAATTGAAGGTTGTACCGAATACGGTATTGATTATTCTGATTCAGGCGCTGAATCAAATGGGTGGGTATTTGACGGCGTTTATTTTGAAGCTAACACCAAAACAGCAGCTCTTGCCAAGCACATTACACTAAGAAACTGCACAATCAATGGCGATTCATTGCCAGGTGGCGAACCAATTGAAATTTATGGCTCCCGTGGCGTCAGGATTGAAAGTTTGTATCTTCGTAATTCTGCTTTCACTACTGTTGGCGTGGTTAGAATTTTTGGTACTGCGTCAAACTACGTGAAAAATAGCGTATATCTTGATGTTCCATATTATCGAGAAGCATTGGAATTGTCAGTTAGAGATTACAGAGCAATGCTAATTGATGAAGGTATTTTGGCTTTCACTTGTTACAAAGTAATTGAAACACCGTATATTGACGCATCGGTTGCTTATGAAGATGCTGTTGCAGTTGTTGGCGATCCAATAAATAATGAATTAAAAGTTGTTGCGGCAAAAATAATTGTTGACACGCAAGTTGTAGTTTCGGGAAGTTTTACTGTTGGCGCTGGATTTAGCCCAAACTTCAACCAGCTTGCAGCATACACTTTTAACGCAAACGTCCCCATCGGGATATACGATATGAGTGTTGCTACGCCAGTTGCAATCAATACTCCAACAACTACTTGGCGCTGGTATGGTACGGCAGAAACGTCCGGCAAGTACAAAATGCGTTTGTATCTAATTTGAATTTTGACAAGTGCCTTTTAAGAGGGTGGCAGGTATCCGTGCCAGTGCGGAACACTGGAAAATGGTTTTGATTGGAGTATCAAAATGGCTTTAGAAAAAGTAATCGTAGTTGATCTGATTGAAGTGGCCGAAAACGGCTGCGTTCAAGTACGCACCAAAACCGCCATCAAAGAAGATGGCGTTGAAATTAGCAGCAAATTCCACCGCCACGTTGTCGCGCCCGGCGCTGATTGCAGCGCCGAGGATGCCCGTGTTCAGGCCATCTGTGCGGCAACTCACACTGCTGAAGTTGTGGCCGCATATCAAGCTGCACAAGAAGCCCTTGTTTCAAAATGAACATCACCGCCGTAAAACAGCGCCTAAAAAGCAAAACCTACTGGGTAGCCCTAGTAGGTGCTTTTCTGACTGTCCTTGAGGCCAACAGCGGGTTTATTGGGCAGTTTATGCCTACCGAATATCGGTCATACATTGTCATGATGTGGCCTGTTTTAATGCTCGTATTGCGTGAGTTAACCACTAGCGCATTGTCTGACAAATAAGGCATAATTGAAAAACCGTACCGGTGAGGTTCACCGGGGTTCCAATGGAACATGAAATGACTGATGAAGTCCAAGCCTTAGCGGAAGTTGACTCCGCGCAAGCACCCGAGGTGACGGCCACCACGGATAATGCACAAAATGCGCCGGTAGTAGCTGAGAATCAAGACGGTGGCACCCAAGAGGAAAAGAAGTACTCGCAGGCTGAAATCGACGCGATGATTGGCAAGCGCCTCGCAAGAGAACAGCGCAAATGGGAACGTGAGCAGCAGGCAAAGCAGGCACCCGTGCCAGCAATGCCAACGGATATTCCGACAGCAGATCAATTTGACAGCCCACAGGCATACGGTGATTTCATCCGTGCCGAAGCTGAAAAGCTGGTCCAACATCGGGCAATCCAGAATCAACGCGCTGAGATTGAAGAAACCTTTGCAGAGCGTGAGGAAGAAGCCCGGTCTAAATACGATGACTTTGACCAAGTTGCGTATAACCCGAATCTTCGAGTCACCGATGCGATGGCCGAAACCATCAAAGCGTCTGACCTTGGACCTGATCTGGCCTACTGGCTGGGCAGTAACCCCAAGGAAGCTGAACGCATTTCTCGCTTGTCGCCACTGTTGCAAGCGCGTGAGATTGGAAAAGTCGAAGCTAAATTAACTGCCGAGCCTTTCCAAAAGAAAACCTCGTCTGCGCCAGACCCGATTCGTCCGGTAACCGCACGAGCAAGCAACCCTGGTGTCACTGACACCACCGATCCTCGGTCTACCAAGACACTGAATGTATCGGACTGGATTGCTGCCGAGCGCCAAAGACAAATCGACAAAGCACGGGCAACCCGCAACCGCTGACCTCCAAAGTCGGGTATTATTACCCGAAATAGGAGGTAAACATGGAAAAGGATAATCAGTCTCTGACTGCGGAAGAACTGAAGCGGCAACGCAACAGGGAGGCAGCGGCCAGATACAGAGAGCGCAACCGGGAACGGTACAACCAACGTATGCGCGATTGGCGTGAGGAGAATCGGGAGCAATCCCGGCTTTTGTCACGAGAATGGCGCAACCGCAAGTTAGCGAATGGAACGCCTGATGAAGTCGCTGCGATACGCAAGGCCGAGTCAGAGAAAACCAAACGATTGCAAGCGGTTTGCAGGGAACAAGTGTATGAAGCCTATGGTGGATACAAGTGCAACTGCTGCGGTGAAAGTGAACCGATGTTTCTTTCGATAGATCATATTGACAACAACGGCGCTGAGGAGCGAAGATCAGGTCTGTACGCAGGTTCTGGTGTTGGTTTCTACCAGTGGCTTAGGAAATCCGGATTCCCTCCGGGCTACCAAGTTCTCTGTATGAACTGTAATACGGGAAAACATAAAAACGGCGGCGTGTGTCCTCACCAGTCTTCATCATCATTTAAAGGAAATTGAAATGTCAAACAGTATTCTGACCATCGACATGATAACTCGCAAGAGTTTGGAGATCCTCGAGAACAACCTCGTGATCACCCGCAACGTGAACCGTCAGTACGACGACAGCTTTGCTGTCTCAGGTGCCAAGATCGGTTCTACACTGCGTATCCGTTTGCCCGACCGCGCTTTGGTCACTGACGGTGCCGCCCTGCAAACTCAGGACGACAACGAACAGTTCACCACTCTGACTGTCTCCAGCCAAAAGCACATCGGCATCAACTTCACATCCGCTGAGTTGACCATGCAGATGGACGACTTCGCAGAGCGTGTCTTGAAGCCACGTATCAGCCAGTTGGCCTCTACCGTGGACGCTGACGTTGCCAACGCATACAAGACTGTCGGTAACTCTGTCGGCTCCCCCGGCAATGCCCCATCGACCGCATTGGTGCTGTTGCAAGCCCAGCAGAAGCTGAACGAGAACGCCGCTACCATGTCGCCTCGCTACGCTACCGTGAACCCTGCCGCTAACGCTGCTTTGGTCAACGGTCTGTCTGGTTTCTTCAACCCTACAGATGTCATCTCTCGCCAGTTCAAGAACGGCATGATGGGTGAGCAAGTGTTGGGCTACGAAGAAGTCAACATGAGCCAGTCGATCAAGGTCCACACTTGCGGCACCCGTGCTGCTACTGGCAACACCACTGGTGCGAGCGTGACTGCTGAAGGCGCAACCACTCTGACATTGACTGTCGGTTCTGGTGAAACCATCGCTGTTGGTGACGTGTTCACAATCGCTGACTGCTTTGCAGCCAACCCACAGACTCGTGAGTCCACAGGTTCGTTGTTCCAGTTCGTGGCTTTGGCCTCCTCGACCAGCACTACCACCGCCACTGTGACTGTTGCCCCGATGTACTCGGCCAGCAACGCTCTGTGCAGCATGGTCAGTTTGCCTTTGACTGGCAAAGCTGTCATCTTTGTTGGTGCTGCTAGCGGCTCGTTCCCCCAGAACTTGGTGTACCACAAGGATGCCATCGCATTTGCTACTGCCGACCTGTTGCTGCCACAAGGCGTTGACATGGCAAGCCGTGCCGTTCACAACGGTATCAGCCTGCGTGTTGTTCGTCAGTACGACATCAACAACGACCGTATGCCTTGCCGTGTTGACGTTTTGTATGGCTTCAACACCATCCGTCCACAAATGGCTTGCCGCATCTTCGGCTAAATCGAACCGGGGGCTTCGGCCCCTGCTTTCAAACCACTTTAAAAGGAAATTATCATGGCACTCCCAAACGGCGCAGGCGGTTACCAAGTTGGTGACGGCAATCTTGGCGAAATTAGTTTCTCCAACACCAGCACTCCAGTTGCTTTGACTGGCGCGGCTGTCACTATCACCGCAGCCGATTTGGCTTCTGGTGTGTGTACCATGGACTCAGGCGGCACAGACGCTGGAGCCTATGTATTCCCCACAGGCGCATTGCTTGACGCTGCGTTCCCTAGCCTTAAAGTTGGCTCAACATTTGACTGCGCTTTCATCAACCTTGGTGACAATGCAGCAAACGATGTGGTCTTCACCGCTGGCACGGGCAACACCCTTGTTGGTAACGACACGATCCAAGATTCGCTGACCAAAACCAGCAACACATCTGGCACGTTCCGTTTCCGCAAAACAGGTGACGCAGCGTACTCAATCTATCGCGTTGCTTAATTTTTGAGCAACTGGTAAAACGGGGCTTCGGCCCCGTTTTCACATGGAGATTTGAATGAACATTGTCCTCGTACACCCTGAGTTTGGTGCCAAAGTTGCCACCAACGAAGCTGAAATCGTCAATGATGAAAAAAACGGCTGGACACGGTACAATCCTGACACACCTGTCGAGGTGGCACCCGAGCCGGTAGTCGAAGCGCCAAAGCGCAGGTACACTCGCAAAGTGACCGATCAACCTGTCGAACAGCCCAACGAAGTCCCATCGTTTTTGACTTCGGCAAGCGACGAATCCGAAGGAACTTGAAATGGCTTATACCGCTGGCGACCAAATTAACCGAGCACTCAGGTTGCTTGGTATTCTTGCCGAAGGGGAAACGGCGTCAGCGGCTACCAGTCAGGATGCCTTGACTGCAATGAACCAGATGATCGACTCGTGGTCCACCGAGCGTCTGTCTGTGTTCTGCACCCAAGATCAGATTTTCAATTGGCCCGTGGGCCAGATTAAACAGACCCTTGGCCCCTCTGGTGACTTTGTGGGCAACCGCCCAATCCAGCTTGATGATGGCACCTACTTCCGTGCCCCCAGTGGCGTGTCGTACGGCATCAAAATCATCAACCAGGACCAGTACAACGGGATTGCTGTCAAGACCTCGACATCGACCTTCCCGCAGGTCATCTTCGTCAACAACACGTTCCCCAACGTGGAGATGTACATCTACCCCCGGCCAACGCAGTTGCTGGAGTGGCACTTCATCTCGGTGCAAGAGTTGACGCAGCCTGCCTTGCTGGCAACCGAGTTGTTCTTCCCCCCAGGTTACATGCGGGCGTTTGCCTACAACTTGGCGATGGAGATCGCACCCGAGTTTGGCGTGGAGCCAAGCCCACAGGTGCAGCGCATCGCCATGACCAGCAAGCGCAACCTCAAGCGCATTAACAACCCATACGATGTGATGTCCATGCCCTACGCATTGGTGTCAAATCGTCAGCGTTTCAACATCTATTCTGGAAATTACTAGGAGCCATTATGACTACCATCGCCATTTCAGCACTGCCCGTTGCGACAGTCATCAACGCAGCAGACGTTATGCCCATTGTGCAAAGCGGCATCACCAAGCAGCTTACCAAGACGCTGTTGTTTACCAGTCCTGCGTTAGTCACCCCGGCGCTTGGTACGCCAGCATCCGGGGTTTTGACCAACGCCACTGGCTTGCCTTTGACAACTGGGGTTACCGGCACACTGCCGGTAGCCAACGGCGGTACTGGGGTTACAGCAAGCACTGGGTCAGGTAACAACGTGTTGTCCACCGGTCCTACGCTGGTCACCCCTGTCATTGGCGCAGCCACAGGCACAAGCCTAGCAGTCACCGCAGCGGTCACATCCTCTGGCACGGCTGGTGTGGGTTATGCCACTGGTGCTGGCGGTGCAGTTACGCAGATCACCAGCCGAACCACAGGTGTGACGCTAGACAAGACCACTGGTGCAATTACGCTGTTCAGCGCAGCAGGTTCGGCAACAGCGGCAACCTTCACCGTTACCAACAGCACTGTGGCAGCGACTGATGTGATTATCTTGAATCAAAAGTCAGGCACAGACCTGTACGACTTGATGGTCACGGCTGTTGCGGCAGGCAGTTTTAACGTCACCTTCCGAACCACTGGCGGCACGACAACAGAGACACCCGTGTTTAACTTTGCCGTCATCAAGGGCGTGGCAGCGTAATGAAAACGCCCATCCTCGGTTCATCCTACGTGGCCCGCAGTGTCAACGCTGCGGATGCCCGCATGGTCAACCTGTTCCCCGAGGTCATCCCCGAGGGTGGACTAGAGCCTGCGTTTCTGAACCGTGCGCCAGGGTTGCGCTTGCTGGCGTCGATCGGCAACGGTCCAATCCGTGGCCTGTGGGATTTTGCGCCTGACAGCAGCACCGCCTTTGTTGTGTCGGGCAACCAGTTCTTCAAAATCACCAACAGTTACGTTCCCACGTTGCTGGGCACCGTGGCGGGCACTGGCCCCGTGAGCATCGCTGACAACGGAACCCAAGTGTTCATTGCAGCCAACGGGCCAAGCTACATCTACAACAACACGACCAACGTGTTCCAGCAGATCACCGACCCAGACTTCCCCGGCGCTGTAAGCGTGGGCTATCTGGACGGCTACTTCGTGTTTAACGAGCCAAACAGCCAGCGCCTTTGGATCACCAGCCTGCTGGACGGCCTGTCCGTGGACCCGCTGGATTTTGTAAGCGCCGAGGGTGCGCCTGACGACATACCGCCTTGATCGTTGACCACCGCGAAGTGTGGGTGCTGGGCACCAACTCTGTCGAGGTTTGGTACAACGCCGGTACGGCAGACTTTCCGTTGCAGCGCATCCAAGGCGCTTTTAACGAGATTGGCTGCATCTCCCCCTACTCGCTTGCCAAACTCGACAACGGCGTGTTCTGGCTGGGTTCTGACGCCCGTGGCAAGGGCATCGTCTACCGGGCCAACGGCTACACGGGCACCCGCATCTCGACACACGCTGTCGAGTGGCAAATCCAACAGTACAACGACATCACTGACGCCTTTGGGTACACGTACCAGCAAGACGGGCACGCCTTTTACGTCCTGATCTTCCCATCGGCCAACACCACATGGGTGTATGACGTGGCAACGCAGGCATGGCACGAGAGGGCTGGGTTTGAGAACGGGCAGTTCACCCGTCACCGCAGCAACTGCCAGATGGCGTTCAACAACGAGATCGTTGTCGGTGACTTCCAGACTGGCAACATCTACGCCTTTGATCTTGAGGATTACTCGGACAACGGCCAGATTCAAAAGTGGTATCGCACATGGCGGGCACTGCCTACGGGCCAGAACAACTTCAAACGCACTGCGCAGCACAGCCTTCAGCTTAACTGTGAAGCAGGTGTTGGCTTGAACTTGTACCCCGCCTACGATGCGGAAGAATTAACGGCTGAAAACGGCGACATTTTGATTGCCGAGTACGTGCAAAACGAAATCACTGCCGAAACGGGCGAAGTGCTGACCACCGAGGCGGGTGATGGTTTTGAGCCGCTGGTTGATGCAGCCGCCTACCCCGTGCCGTTTGTGCCGCCCATGATGTTGTCAACCATTGGTTATCCTGCTGCACCTGGTTACGACCCCCAAGTCATGCTGCGCTGGAGCGATGACGGTGGACACACATGGTCCAACGAGCACTGGACATCTTTGGGGCCAATCGGTGCCTATGGACGCCGTACATTTTGGAGGCGCTTGGGCATGACGCTCAAGCTGCGTGACCGGGTGTACGAGTTGTCAGGCACCGACCCCGTGAAGATTGCCATCACTGGTGCTGAACTTATCCTCAGTCCGACTGTCGCGTAATGGCAACCGCACAACTGACCAACATCACGCCTCCTCGGGTTCCTTTGCTGGACCCGAAGACCGGCCTTGTCTCGCGTGAGTGGTATCGCTTTTTCTTGAGCCTGTTTGTGCTGACCGGCAGCGGCCAAAACACCGCATCGCTGACCGACTTGCAGGTGGGGCCACCGATGCCCACCCAAGAAGACTTTGGTGAGATCGTCATCAGCATTGATTCGCTCAAAACACAGCCAAGTCAGGAAAGCGCACTTGACCAGATCGCCGAGTTGCAGAAACAGATCGACGGGTTGAAAAAGCAGATTGAGTGCCCTTGCACTGAACTGACAGCCGAGTTGCAAAAGCAGATTGAGGGTCTTCAAATGACCCCAGCCCCTCGTGAGTTTGAGCGTTCGCGGTACGGTTCGTTCTACGACACCACGACTCAGACGGCCACCACGATCAACACGGCCCAAGCGATTACGTTCAACACTACGGACTTGAGTCGAGGTGTGTATCTTGGCACCCCGACATCAAGGGTGTACGTGGACACACCGGGCATTTACAACTTCGACACTTCGTTCCAACTGGACAAGACCAGTGGCGGCATAGCCGAGTTTTACTTCTGGTTCCGACTCAACGGCACAGATGTGCCGGACAGCGCCAGCCAGATCAGGATTCAGGGCAATGACGCAGAGATATTTTCGTCACTGAACTACTTTTTTGACCTCAACGCTGGCGACTACATTGAGTTGATGTTTTCAACGTCCAGCCTTAGCGTCGAACTTCTTTCAGTGCCTGCGGCTGCACCTGTCCCCGGCATACCGTCTATCATTCTCACAGTTTCAAACAATATTGGGGGTATCCAATGACCGTCACCGTCAAAAACCTTGTGCCATCAAAAGATGTTGCAAACAGCCAGACAACCCAGTACACCGCAACCGGCGTGACCACAATCATCGACAAGTTCACTGCGACCAATTACAGCGCCAGTGCTGCCACGATCTCGGTCAACCTGGTCACAACCGCAGGCTCCGCTGGCAACAGCAACCTAATCACCAAGACCAAGACGCTTCAGCCGTCCGAGGTCTACACGTTTCCCGAGTTGGTCGGGCAGGTTTTGAACCCTGGCGACTTCATCAGTACAATCGCTGGAACCGCCACCGCCATCAACATGCGCGTCAGTGGCCGTGAGGTGACCTGATGATTGTTCGCAAAGCCACTGAAGTAGACCTGCCAAAGTACATTGTGCTGGCAGAGTCGTTTCACATGGCATCGCCCATGCACGGTGTAATTGCGTTTGACTCAGCCGGGTATTCGCAGTTTTATCTGTCATCTTTGCAAAACGACAGTGTTGGCATATGGCTTGCTGAGATTGACGATGAAATCGTGGGCATCTGCGGTGCGCTGGTGTACCCCATGTATTTCAACCCATCTGCGCTCGTTGTGCAGGAACTGTGGTGGTGGCTAACCCCGGCGTCCCGTGGTAGCGGTGCAGGCGGCAAAATGTTCAAGCAAATTGAGCAGTGGTCTAAAGAAAAAGAAGCATCTGCTTTGTTCATGATTGCATTAGAAGACAATCGTGCAAAAAAGATGGAAAATCTGTACATCCGCGCAGGCTTTAAGCCGATGGAGCGCACATTCATTAAAGAGGTCACAGCATGGCAATAGCAACCGGAACCGCAATTTTAGGCGCTGGTTTGTTGGGCGCAGCAGCGTCTCGAAGCTCAAGCAAAACGCAAGCTAGTGCAGCAAATCGCGCTGCTGATCTTCAGCAATCTCAATTTGAACGCAATGTCGAGTTGCAGACACCGTTTCGTGAAGCGGGCATCACTGCACTGAACAAGCTGGTTCCGTTGGCAACTGAGTACACCCCATTTGGCATGGACCAGTTCCAACAAGACCCCGGCTACGCATTCCGCATGTCCGAAGGGATGAAGGGTCTGGAGCGATCCGCTGCGGCCCGTGGTGGCCTGCTGTCGGGCGGCACCCTTAAAGGCATCCAGCGGTACGGTCAAGACATGGCGTCACAAGAGTACCAAAACGCATTCAACCGCTACGGCATTGAGCGTGAGCGCCGATTAAATCCTTTGCAGTCGTTGGCCGGTGTCGGTCAGACCACATCGCAGCAGTTGGGTGCAGCCGGTCAAACAATGGCAAGTAACGTGGGGCAAGCAATGGGGGCCGCAGCCCAAGCCCGAGCCTCTGGTTACATGGGTGGAGCTAACGCACTGAGCGGCGCTACGGGTCAGTACATAAACTACCAGCAAAATCAAGCCACCAATTCGTTGTTAAGCCAAGCGTTGGGTCGCGGCGGTGCTTACGGTGCTGCCCCAGTAGGGACTGAACTGTCCCAGCAAGACTACGCAATCGCAAGCGGTGGGTATTAAGGAGAAAATATGGCACTTGTAGACCCTAACATCGCAATGTCGTTTCGTATGCCCGAGTTTCAGGCTCCGAACGCTTTGGCTCAGTACGCCCAGATTCAGCAAATTCAAGGCGGTCGTCAAGCACAGGAGTTGAACGCGCTCAAGATGCAGGAAGCGCAAGCGGCCATGCAAGAGCGTAACGCGCTGCGCCAGTTGAATCCCGCAGCCGAAGATTACGAAAACCAACTGTTTAAAGTCAGCCCTCAGTTGGGTATTCAGTATCGCAAAGAAGCGGCGACTACTGCCGCACAACGGGCAGCGCAGCAAAAGTCCGAGTTTGATTTAAAAGCAGCGCAGCGCAAGTTTGGTGAAGACCTCAAGCGCGGTTTGTCGGCCAACCCCTCGGACGAAAACATTATTGCGTTTGGTCAAGATGCGTTGCTGCAAGGTCTGTACCCAAAGGATCAAGTTGACGCAACCGTCAGTCAGTTGCTGGCGTTGCCTGCCCCAGAGCGTGTGCGGATTTTGTCTCAGGCAGGCGCAAGTGCTGGCGAGTTGAAGCCATCCTTGCAGCAGATTAACCGCAGCGGTCAAACCGATCTTTTGCGAGTGTCTCCATTTAGCGGCGCTGCGTCCACCGTTGGCACGTTTGCAGATGTACCGCTGCCCGCTACTGTCGAGGCGCAAAAGTCGCGTATCGGCAAGGCCAGTGCATCGCAGCAGGTTGTCAACGTCAGCACCGAGAAGAAGTACGGTGAGCGGTTTGGCGGTCTGATCGCCGATCAAGACGCTGCCAAGCTGTCTGCTGCCGAGAATGCCCCCAACGCTGCGGCAACTGCCGACCGAGTGATGGACTTGATCTCTACCGGCAAAGTCATTACCGGCACAGGTGCCAACGCTCGACTGCAACTTGCCAAGGCATTGAACTTGGCCGGTGGCACCGACTCGGAAAAGATTCGCAACACCGAGGTGCTGGTTTCCTCGTTGGCCGAGACAACACTGGGTGCAATCAAATCGTCGAACCTTGGCGCAGGTCAAGGCTTCACCAACGCCGACCGAGACTTCTTGGAAAAGGCCAAGGCCGGTCAACTCAGCTACGATGCCAAGTCACTCACCGAACTGGCCCGTCTGTCCCGTCTTGCTGCTGAAAAGAGCGCCGACTCGTGGAACACTCGAGTTAAGCAGATCCCCGCAAGTGCTCTTGAGGGCACTGGCATTTCATCCC